TCCATGTGCTAAGTGTAATGCAAATTCCATAGCAGTCATTCCATCTGGATAAACTCTATCTAATGGTGCAGACTTTAATTTCTCTTCAGTCTCTTTAATTAACTTCTCAAACTTAGCCTTTTCAGCGCATGGCTTTAAGTCTTTGTTTATATTGTTATAGTGTACGAGTAATAACTCAAGTGTCTTGCGACTAAACTCCTGCTTCAAAACTTCTCCATTTAATTATGTTACCAATATTCTGATGTCTCCAACGTATGGTAGACATAATTTCTTCTAAGGTTTCAATGAGAACCTTATCATAATCAAGTGCTGCTTGAGCTTTTTGGATATCAGTATCTGCATCATAATAATAATTCATGTCACCTTTCAGCGGTTTATTCAGACCACCAAATGGATCGTATTCCCAATTGAATGCATCTATCTGATCTTTAGATAGTTTACCATTATAATATAACCACTTATCTTTAAGCAATGTTTTATAGTCAAGATCTTTTTTCTTTCTACGCATCTTTGAAATAGTAATTAACTCAAGATACTTACTATGTACACGTGCCATCTTAATCGTGGTATCATCTAATTTTAAATCATCTATTATGGAATCTTCCTTCCACATTTCTAGTACTTGTTCAATATTCATAATAATCTAGTTATACTTATAATGATTATATTATATCATATTTTTACCCAATGTACATAGGTGTTATACGAATTCGTAATAAGAATATTGGAATGATACGACAGCAGTTAGATATTCTGCATCTACTGTAGTAATTTCAAATGGTAAGGATGAGAGGTTTATTGGTTGAGCATCAATAAAACGTATTTGTTTTGCTACGTTATTTGATGAATTCATAATTGTTAGCGTTAAGTCACGCACATGATTAGTAACTGGTTGATCAGTTTCTACATTAGATTTAATCCAATCATATATTTCTTTATAATTTAAAAGATCTTCATCAATTAAAAAAGATAATTCAAGGGGGCTATATGTAATCTTATCTGCTGCCATTGCAGTATTAACAGATTTAAATGCTAGTATTGCACCTTCAGAAGAAACGTCAGGTATTGAAGCAGATTGCACAGTGAATTCTACCCCAGAATATGTCTGGCTGTCTAAAGACATTACAAACGATGATGGATTTAAAAAATTAGTGCTTGGCATAATGTTATTTATAAAGAAAAATCCCCCAATTAAGGGGGATTTCACTGTGTATATTTAGAAAATTATAGGCCAGTGACCTTACGTTTTCTGTAGTATACGTTGTTGTTATTTCCTGCAGTGACAAAAGGATTGTCAGCAATACCGTAACGAGTTTTGAATCCGATTTTCGGTTGGAAATCATTCTCACCGATTGTCTTCATCATGCTTAATGGAACATATGGGCAATAGAACATTCCAGCGTCATATGGGTTAGTACCCTTATAACCAACGTTGAAATAGTCTACACCAGCGTATGGATCAACATACACTTTAATGTTACCATTTAAAGTACCAGCAAGTAGAGATCCAGTTACATCTGAATCCATTTGCTGTGCACCTAACGCACCCATACCAGTGTCCATAACGCCAGCAGCATTTAGAGCTGCAGCAACGTTGTTAGATACTAGTACCCAGTTACCCTTACCGCGACGAGTGTCAACAGCAATTTGGTTAGCTTCGTGCTCAATTGCTTGAACTAGAGCTTTGTAACGCTCAATTGACCATCTAGCACCACCGTTGTCAGTAGCATTAGTTGCATTGAAAGTTCCAGCAGCGTTACCGCGAGTAGAAACTTTAGCACCAATGTTAACTAAACGGATGATTTCACGATTCATTTCAGCAAGAATCTCAGTTGACAAAATGTTTGCCAATTCAGTTTCAGCAGAAAGACCATGGATAGCCTTAAGGTCTTGCGCTAACTCAGTTGTGTACTCAGCTTTAAGAGCACGAGACTTTGCAGTCACAGTAGTCTTATCGATTGAGAACGCCATTTGAGGAATAGCAGCACCAGAGTTACCTTGCGCTTCAGCAGTAGCTGTAGTGTTACCTGAACCAGGCATATACTCAGCAACAGAGTCAGAGTCAGTACCTACTGAACCACCTGAAGAAGGATCGTCACCAGAAAACGGATCGTTGTTGCCAGCGTCAGCAGCACCAGTATCGCCAGAAGCAGCACCAGAAAAACCAGTGTCAGCTTCGTTGAACAATGCTTCAGTACCACCTTGTGTGCTATACTTAGACTTCATAGCAAAGATTAGGCCAGTTGGTCCAGTCATTGGCTGTACGCCAACTAGATCAAATGCTAACATTGCAGGAGTCGCACGTCTTACCAAGCTAATTAGGACAGGATCCCAATTATCAATGTTTGAGCCAGTAGCGTTAGCAGCAGTTTCATTTAACTGCTTCTCTTCTTGAAACGCTTTTTCTTGGTTCTCAAGAACAACAGCAGTTACGGCACGCTTGTGCGCATCACCGATCTTGCCAGCTTCTTGAGACTCAAGTACAGGAGCCCATTTTTCCTGTAATACTTGTCTATTAATTTCCATTTAAAATTCTCCTATTAGATGGATGTTGTGCGCTCGATTGCGCTTAGATATCTCTTCATATTATCAGAAACATCTTGTTCTTGTGTATCCTCAGTAATAGCATCAACTTCCGGAGTTGCTTCTACCGCGGTATCTTTCTTAAGGTAAGATTCCTTAATTGTAGCTACTTTAGATGCAAAAGCTTGATTATCATCAGCTTCAACAGCCTCTGCTAATTCTTTTACTTTTGCTGCTTCAGTTGCCGCTAAGCCTTCACATGCTTCTGCTACGATATCCTTACGTTGGTAAGTTTTAACTTGCTCAGCAAGTTCCATAGCTCTTGCAGTTTCGTCATTTAATTGAGCTTTAGCATCTTTCGCTTCTTCAGATAGTGCATCTAAGATGTCACCTTTATCTTCAGGAACGTTGATGTGATGCTCAGCAAATAACTGGCCTAGTGAATCAATGAATGACTCAGTGATTTCAGACTTCAAAGAATGCTCAATCGCAACTTCGTTATCCTTCATCCAGTTTTCAACTACATATGTTAAGTAGCCGTCAACCTTGTCAACTAAATCTTCTTTAATAGCTTCAACTTCACCTGCTAGATCAGAAGCATATCTCTCTTCTAATTTTGCAGTTTCAGAAATGATTTTTGATTGCAGTGCAGCTTCAAAAATAGTCTCAGCTTTCGCTTTGAAACCTTCAGATAATGTATCTTCGTCTTTAATTAACGCTTCAACATCTTCTTTAAATTTCTTCTTCTCAGCAGTTACTTCGATTTCAGATCCATCATCAGCTGTCTTTTTCTTTTTCTTAGCTTTAGCTGTGTCTAGATCTTTTTCTCCGTCTACTTGCTCTTTCTTAGACTTTCCTTCTTCTACATCGCCTTCGTCCTCATCACCTTCATCGTCCTCTTCTTCTTCATCGTCTTCCACTTTAGCTTTCGCTTCTGCTTTTTTCGCTGCTTCAAAGATGGCGTCAAGGCCCTCTTTAGACATTCCTGTCATAGAGGCTTGTATTGCTGATACTGTACGAGCTTCCGTAAGAGGTGCTTCAGGTACTTCTACCGTTGCTTCTACTTCCGTATCCTCTACGATAACCTCTGCTACATCTTCAACAATTTCGTCTTTAACTTCAGACATTATGTTTTCTCCTATAGAGATTATAGTTTAGAGAGGAAATGCTCAAAACCTGCGATCTGTTGCTCTTCCGAGAACATCTCTTTAGATTCTTTCACTTCTGTCTCACCTTCATCAATTACCTTCACAAAATGACCAGGTCTATCCTGCTCATAAGAAACTCCTTCCATAATGCCGTTAACAAACGCATTAGGGGCAGAAGGATCCTGAACAATATCAACTGTGTTTAGCATGAAATCATCAGCTACATAGTTAACACCATTCTTCATTGAAAGGCTTCCCATACCACGACTTGACACTCCTAGTTGAACGCCACCCTCAACAAGACCTTTTACAATCTGCCCCATAGGTGTATCCAAAATAAGTGCTTTTCCCATCACATTATTACCATCCCAATTAAGTTCGGTAATTCTGTGAGAAACTTTATCCAAATTAATGGAAGGCCCATCAGGGTGATTTAGCTCACCAACTGCACGGCCTGTAATTACTTGCTCGTTAACAAATTTATCAACGGCTCTTGTAAGAACTTCTCTAGTATAAATTCTACCATTCTTGTTCTTATTCTCAGCTTGCATGAAGACGCCTTCAAGTACGACATTCTTCTTGCCAGTTTTCTTATCCTCTTGGATAGAATAACCCAACTGATTCTGAGTATATTCTGTGATTAACTTCATTTATGCTCCCATTAATTTGATGAATTCTTTAACTGCTTTTTCAGCACTAGCCATATCTTTAAACTTATCAAGCTTAACGCCATCAATATAAAGATTAAACTTGCTTGTGATAACAGCACTCACATTTTTCTTTTTTCCAAGTTTTTTTAATTCCTTGGCTACCTTTTCACCTTTCGGGAGCTTTAATTTAGCTTCGATTACTTCATTAAATGATTCCTTAAACGTCAGCATCCGCTTCAACTTCTCCTGTCTCTGTCTCCATCGCAGGTTCTTCAACTGCAGGAGCGTTATCAGATGCTCCATACATTTTAGAAGCAACTTCTTGTTTATGATTATCTAATGCGTCAATCAATTTATCATGCATAATACTATTAAAAGTATTGTTGCTTGCTTGCGCATCACCCGATTTTATATTATCAATTAATTCTCTTGTGTTCATAATCTCTCTGTTAAGTATTTATAAAAATGTTTATTTCCAGTAAACTTTATGTATACATTATGTTTATATAGCTGAATTAGACAAATCAGGATTGAAATCATCCGGTGTAACTGGATCATCTTTATTATCCTTAGCAATTTGTTTAATATCTTCATCAGTAAGTTTAAGAATATTTCTACGTACCCAGTCTTTAGACCAGAACGTACCAATATATTCATCTAACATTTGTACCATTTCTATTCTTTCACGAAGGATTTCTGCATCCTTCAATTCAGCATAGTAGTTATCTCTAGAATACTCAACAACTATATCTTCGCGGATATTTACCCAGTCACTTGGCACAATAATCTTCTTCAGGATTAACTGCCTTTTCAGTGCTTCATAAAATAGTGTTGAGAACTTATTACGAATACGATCAATAAATTTCTGGAATTTAAGTTCGTCACGCGTAATTTCTGAAGATCGACCAACAGAAAATGCATCTGCTTCAGTCAATCTTGACATAGGTATATTTAAAGACCTATATAATTTGTTTTGGAAGTATTGAATATCTTCGATCTCACCAAGGTTAGAACCACCTGGTAGAGTATCGATTTCAGTACCACGACCACCCTCTCTACGCGGTAACCAAAAATCTTCCATAATATTACGA